TAGACACATAATAGTTTGTTAAATTAGTTACTTGGTTTAATTGTTGTAGTATGACTGACTGAGATATTTCATTTGCCATTGCTATAGCATTTTCCACATCAGCCAACATAAACTCTAAAGACTCTTCATCCTCCTCTTCCTCTTCTTCTTTATCAGCCTTTTCATTATCTAACAATTTTCTGTCTGTTTCAGCCTGTGCTATAGCTACTGACTCATCTTGCAAAGCATCGTAATCAGGTATCTCAGGCAATGGTGGTGGCTTAGGTTTTTTATATCCCGGACAGCTTGGGTCACTCTGAGGGTCAAAACAAGGGTCAAATCTGTATATGTATCTAACATCAGCACCCTCTATACTACCTGTGCCTTCTTCTTTTAATCTACCTGCACCAAAAACAGCAAGTGGAGTATATGGCAAGGCAATAGTTCTTCTTACTTCAGTACCACCTTCACGCTGTGACCAGTTCTGTACATCCTGAAACACATACCCACCACCTACTTTATCGTTTTCAAGTGTAACTATGTAATCATCTTCCTTAACTTTTATTGGAGTGTACTTGTAAGTTACTCCTGATACATCCATACCACCAATACCATCAGCACCAAGATACGTAGGAGTCATTGTCCATTCTAATCCATTAATTGCTACGTTAGGTGTATATCCGAAACTGTACGCTTGTATGCTAGAAGAATAAAAAAGCAGAAGCGATAGCACCCATAATCTTGATTGCATCATCTCTTTTCTCCTGTGCAGACTTTTCGTGTTCACGAGTTGGTACTGGTATGTCTTCTGTATGTACTTCCCATGCCGCAGTTGCCTCAGCGCCTATTTTGCCCATATAGGGGCAGGGAGTTCCCGCCATAGCCATCGCTCTGTGGATTTCCCCAGAGGGGTCAGCACATAAGAGGCTTACTGCCGCGACCTTCATACCAAAATCATACAATGTTTTAGCGTTTTTAAGTCTCAGGCAATTTTTTTCAGTATATGTAGCACCAAGGCTTAATGAAAATATCTGTGTACCCATAGCACCACTAGACGATATTGTACAAAGGTCTGAATTCGTTCCACCTACATTTGGCGATATGGCACTTGGTGGAGGTGATTTAACTGTCGTTTCGTTAGTTCCTGTCGTGGTCACAGTAGATGTCGTATTTTGCGTTATTGAGCTTTCGTCTACTGCAAGTACAGGAAACACAAAAACAATCCAAAAACAGGCAACTATGCCAATTGCTATTGCGTTGTTTATTTTCCTATCCATTGAGTTGTTGCTTATTGTCTACAATTTCAAAATTACATGAATGCTCAATCTCAGCATTAATTTTATCAACAGAATCACCTGTCAACTCCGATGTATAGTGCAGTAATGCTATGTACATATACCGTATTTTTTGCTCTTCAATATCTAATTCTTCTATTCTAGTCATAGTTATCTTCTTAGACAAAACCCGTTAATTGTGAGTCTACCATTTTCAAAATTTGTACCATGATTACCCCAACTTCTATGTGGTATATTGCAATCAAACATAACAAGTCTATTTTGTACAAAACCTGCTGATGCAATTTCGCCCTCAAGTGGCTCTAATTCTTTTTTATCATCTAATGTTTCAAAGAATTTTGTACCTGAGTTTAAATTTGTTTTTGACATATATATTAAGTATGCCCAATCATATGGGTCAGTATGTCTATATTCACCTTCTTCATCTTTTGACAAACGCATATACGCATATTGATTTTGTTCCCATCTACCCTGTTGTGTAAATGGAGAGCCACTTCTTTCTATAAGTCTAATTATATATGAATCTAATAAAGGATATTTCTTTGACCAGTCATCTGTACGATAGCCGGGGTATACAGCATCTTGCAATATGTGTGGGTCATTGTCTTGATTAAAAAACTCCATCTTTCTAACTTCTTTGTCTAAAAGTTTAAAAGAACTATCATCTAAAAAATTGTCTTGAATATAAATCATTAAAAATAATTCACAATAATATTAACTCTGTAATTAGCATTAGTGCATGTTGTACTTCCATGCAACTTACTAGGGTCAAACAATATAATTCTGTTTTCTACACTTTCAATTTTTTCACCACTTTCCATATGTGTATATCCATCGTTATTATTGAGACAGAACAAAGCACCTTTATGTTCCATTTCTAAATCCCAATGTAAATCATGTTCAACAATTTTTTCTGTTTTTGGATATAAATTAGCTTTAATTCTATGTAGAGCATATATTTCTAATGCATCTAATAATGGGTCTACTTTCTTAAAGAAATCAGAATTTGGTTGTACATTTTGATAAAGTAAATGAAAAAAACTCCAATGGTCTTTATTTACTTTTTTTATGCCTGAAACACCAGTATAGACATACCAAGGAAAGTGTATTGAAAGAAATACTTTTTGCATTTCTTTAAATGTTTTAGGGTCTAGAAAATTATCTATTACCTCTACAGTCATTTGTTTTCTCCTTAATGTTTAACATACTACCTTATTAAACCCTTAAATATATCTTTTTCATACTCTTTATTACTACATTTCCAACATACATAATCACTACGTTGTGGAGCTGTAAGTCTATAATTATTGACAATCATTTCATTATTTTCATCTCTAGCACCCCAAGATTGTTCAGAAGTCATACCTGATATAACAAACGCTTCATAATATAATTCCATCAGTTCGTTAACAGTTTTTACACTTTTATTTATTGCATCATTATCAATATTACCATTTACAATGTCTTTTAATATATTTTGTATATCTTCTAATTTTTTTATTTCTCTATGGGTAACCATTTGTCTATTGGACATTTTTCAAATGCTACGCATGTTTTGGCTCTAATAATACAACCACATTCACTACATAAAATTCCTTTTCTACTAGGACAAACATTACAAATATTTCGTCTTTCTTGTTTAACTTGTTTATCTGTCAGTATTAACCCATCTAATGTGTACGATGATAAATCAGTTTCTTGTATCCACTTAAACAAATGTATCGTCAGTCCATTCTAAAGTTATCTCACCTGACTTATGCTGTGTAGCTTCCGGGTAAGCAGGTGGATTAGGTGCTCCTGCTATTAATTGCAAACCTTCCTCACTTTCAGGCTGTACTGCATACGCATCGTACCACTCTTGGTAGGCTGTGTCGTAGGCATCCATTGTAGACTTTAACAAAAGATTTGCTACTACTTTAATGACTGTTGTGCCTTTAGCTGTTTGCACTATATTCATTTCAGTTGTTTTATAATCAATGACACCATCAACTTCGTCTGTTGAACCATCATGTCTTTCATGTGCTTTATAATGTAATGTTGTTTCTGCTGTTGCACCACCACCATGTGTAACTGTTTCACCACTAACTATTTCGATGTGTTGAACGCAAGAATGAGCATCACCATCATAAGTAAAGTCTAATTCTATTGTATCTTCTGCACTAAATCTATCTCCTTTAATTAATCGTGCCTTTAAATCTGCCATGTTTTACTCCTAAGAAATTTGACCTGTGTTACCTGCTAATGCAGAACCTGCTGAACCTGTTGAGCCTGATGAACCACCGTAAGAACCATTACTTCCTGCACCACCACCACTAGAAGCATGTGCGTTTGAGCCTGATTGTTGTAAGTTGCCACCTTTACCACCTCTTGCACCACTTCCTGCACAGTAACTACAATTACTTAATTGTCTATACGTATATCCTGCGTTACCTCCAGTTGTAGAGCCTCCTGAATTACCTCGTGTTTCATTACCATAGTAGTTAAAACTTGTTGTTCCTCCACCTTTTGCGCCACCACCGCCACCTGAACCTGAATCGTAAGAGCCTCCTGATTGGTGATTATAGTTAAACCATGCTCGACCTGAACCTGCACCTCCACCACCATGTCCTTTAACAGTATGTGTTCCACCTGCACCACCTGAACCACCTGAACCACCTGTTCGTGTTCCTGCTGTATCAAATATTACTGATAAATAGTTATCACCAGTTTGCGAATGTTCAAAAGCGTTACCACCTGAATTACCATTACTTCCTGCATTTGAACCACTAGCAGAGCCTGACCCTGAACCACCTGATGACCCGTTAGTTTGTCCACCTGAGTTTGGATGTGCACCACGACCACCTGTACCACCACCGTTGTTAGATGGGTTTCCTGTTGTGTTAGAGCCTGATGAACCTGAGTTACCGTTTTTACCAACTATTGTGCCATTATTAATAATATTAATTGTTGTTCCATTAGCCCATCCTGTATCTGTTTTCATAGCAGGAGTTGATGTACTACTTGAGCTAACTGTAACACCACTATTAATTGTTAATATAACTGGTGTACTTGTGTCACCACCTGCCGCAACTGCGGCTGTCTTAATGTTATAGTTACTTGTATTACTAGAGATAGTAAGTACAGTTGCCGCTACTGAGCCATAAAACGAACCTACGTTTATTTGCCCTGAAGTCGCTACACCGGGGTTTGCACCGGCAGGTACTAAATCACCACCACCATAATATTCACTCATAGAATGTGGTGCTGAACCACCAAACTCAGCTACTATGTCACCTGCTATTGATAAATTTGCTCCTGATGATTTTACTGCCATTATTTTTTCTCCAGTTTCTCTACTTTCGCAGTAAGCTCCTTAATAGACTCAATCAATATAGATGTTAATGCACCATAGTTTACACCTAAGCTAGTTTTTTCTGCACCAAATTGTGGTGGAATAGATTTAACTGCTTCAGGTAAAACTTTTTGTACATCTTCAGCTATGACACCTGCGCTTTCTCTATTATCATGGTTATATTTAAAACTGACACCTTTAAGTGTTTTTAGTTTTTCTAAAGCGTTATCAATAATGTTTACATCATGTTTTAATGCAATACTAGAAGCTGTAGTTGATGAAAACGCAACGACATCGCCATCTACGTGTAAATCACCATCAGCCTCTAATCGCATTTCATTATTGCCATTTACATAAAAATCCATTTGTGTGTCAGCAGTAAACTTAATGTAGTCTCCTGCATCAGCACCTACTTTATTTGCACCTAACAACAAGTCACCAGTCATTGTGCCACCTGCTAATGGTAGCCTAGCATTAAGTTGTGTTTGTATTGCACTTGTAACACCATCTACATAACCAAGTTCTGTAGCTGTAAGTGTTGCAGGAATGCCATCTAACGCATTAAGTTCTGCCGCAGTTGATGTAACTGCTGTGCCACCTACTTTCCATTGACTTGCTGTTAGATTAGGCTTGACTGCTGTAGTGCCATCTAACAAATCATCAATTGAATCTAAGTTTGTGTTGAGTTTTGTTCCCCAAGTATCAGCAGAAGCTCCCACTTCAGGCTTTGTCAAAGAGAACGTAGTAGTAGTTGTATCTGCCATTTATATCTCCTAAAAAGTTCCTTGCCATACTCGGAATTTGTCAAACTCACCACTAAGGATGTTTTTTCTAACAACTTCTTTTCTCGCTTCAATATCGTTCCATTGTACACCCGCATCCTTGCACCATTGAGCCATAATGTGTAAAGGTATAGAGCCTACTAAACGATTTTCTCCAGTCATACCAACTTTTGCCTTACGTAAATCCTCTGCTCTGTCTAGGCTAGGTTGTGCATCAAATGTACGTGCAATCTCAATTTTATCTTCTTTTCGGTTGTATCGTACTTGTTCTTTTGTTTTCATATCATTCCAAATTTGGTGTGGGAAACTTAGCTCAAATCTCCCACGTTAAGTGTGGGGAGATTAAGGAGGACTCCCCACACCTATAGTTTACCTCAGATTATGAAGTTGTACAATCAGCAACTAAGCCTGATGCCGCTTCATTTTTAGAGATTAACGTTAGCTCTGTAAGAACTTGACGTTTTGTTGAGTCACCAGTTTTAGCTAACTCAGTATTCTTAGTAGGTCTAAGAACACCACACGCCCACATCTCTGAATCCATAATCCAAACATCTCTACCTCTGTTTTCTCTGCTTGGTGTGAATTCAACAGTTCCCCAAGGAGTCACGTAGATGTCTACAGCTTTAACAACAGTCTTGCTATTTGCCTCAATGTGAGAGCGTTGGTTGTTATAACCTGTAAATTCTAGTGCCTTGTTCATTTGGAACGCACTTAGGTAAACCGTATCAGGGTTACCACCTGATTCCCAAATGCCTTGCATAACAGTATCAAAGTCTGCTTGAGTAAACACAGTAGCTGTACCATCTGTACGAGCTGTGTTACCCGGTACTGAGCCAGTAGGGTTTGCACCACCTGAACCACCAATGTTTGCAACATTCGATTTAACGTATGCTCCACATCCTGCTAGTTCACGAGCCGCAGAAGCTGAACCTACTTCGTACTTATTGTTATCAAACAAAGCTTTCTCAATATCTAGCTTTTGCTCTTTAGCAATTTTAAGCACTTGGTAAGCCATCTCAGCCGCTCTACCTGCTTTGTCCAAACCTTCATCAGTATCAGGAATGATAACTGCGTTTTTAAAGATTT